CAACTAAATACCGACCCTGCAAAAACTCTGGAATATTACACAGTCCAAATGATTAACACGGACTATGCCGGACAGGGTCAGGGCAAGCCGAAGGCATACAGTATTGTTGGTACAGAAATACTATTAAAACCAACTCCTGATGCTGCCTATACCTTAGAAATCGTTTATGGCGAGAACGTACAAGCATTAAGCGATGAAGATACTAACAACACTATTTTATCAAGACACCCTGATGCGTATTTGTATGGGTCGTTAATGAACGCATATACATACTTGATGGACGAAGCACGAGCATCACAGTATGACCAACTGTTCACAAGAATCATGGACGAAATTATTCGTGATACCGAAAAAGCACGTTATGGGGGAGTGCTATCAATGAAAACAACATATAGAGGAAAATAACAATGTCAGCTATGTCAGATTATTTAGAGAATAAAGTTTTAGACCACGTTCTCGGAACAACATCATACACTATGCCTGCTACTGTTTATATCGGACTATCTACAGGTAGTTTTGCTGATGACAATAGTGGAACAGAATTATCAGGTGGTTCTTATGCAAGACAATCTATTGCATTTGATGCTGCAGCAAGTGGTACAACAGACAACACTTCTGCTGTAGACTTTCCAACAGCTACAGGCTCTTGGGGAACAGTATCTCATTATGGATTATTTGATGCATCGTCAGGTGGAAACTTATTAATTCATGGTGCGTTTACAGCAAGTAAAGCAGTTGAAAGTGGTGATATTCTAAGAATCGCTGCAGGTGAGTTAGATATAACTGCTGCATAGGTTAGATTATGGCAACCCTAGAGCAACTTGATGCTTGGGGTACACTAGAGCAGTTAGATGCTTATGGTACTCTTGAGCAGATGGACAATCTTGTCCTACATGAAGCATCAGGTACAGGCACAATAGCATTAACTGAGTCAGGTGCATCAATATTACTGCATGGTATGTCTGCAAGTGATACGATTGCTATGACCACGACAGGTATTGCTAATTATGGGGTTAATATATCAGGCACAGGAAGTATCGCTATTACTGAGTCTTCTAGTGCTGTTTTATATAAAGGTTTTTCTGCTAGTGATGCGATTCGTATTAACCAATCATCAGCATTTGGTCGTATCTTATCACCAACAATAACCGATGCTGACATGGTAATTGCAGCAGATGCTGATTTATATAAAATACAGTTTTTAACAGCAAGTGATACGATTGCTATTACGACAACATTAGTAGGCGAGATACTTGGTGAAACGTGGACTGATGTATCAGGTCGTACAGTTACTTGGAGTGTCGCACAATGATAGAATTTGGACAATGGTTGCCTGACCAATCAGACTTGGGCAATAGTGGTGTTCTTGAAGCAAAGAATGTATATCCTGCAGCAAGAGGATATAGACCTGCACGAGATATGTCACAAATATCAGGTGCAGCAGATGCTTATATTCGTGGTATTTATGCAACACACGATGCAAGTGATGTTGTGCAGTTATTTGCAGGTGATAGTACAAAAACATATAAATACGATTCATCAGACTCAAGTTTAGCAAATGTATCGAAGTCAGGTAATTATACACTTGATACAGATGATAAATGGAAGTTTGTTCAGTTTGGTGAATATGTCATTGGTGCAAGTGGATATAATCAAATACTGCAACAATACCAAATTGGGACAAGTACGTTGTTTGCTGATATATCAGGAGCTCCTGCTGCCAAATATATGGCAGTTGTTCGTGATTTCGTTGTATGTGGCAATGTAAGCTATGGGTCTACGAATTACCAAGAACGATTATATTGGAGTTCGATTAACGACTCACAATCTTGGACAATAGGTACTGACCAATCAGATATACAAGACATACCTGATAGTGGTAAAATTACTGCTGTCATTGGTGGTCAAACAGGTACAGTATTATTAGAAAGAGGGATAGCAAGAATTGAGTATGTTGGTACACCTCTTATCTTTACAGTTGAAAGAGTAGAAACCAACAATGGTTGTGAGATACCAGGAAGTGTTGTAGCACTTGGCTCAACAGCAGTATTTTATCTATCACCAAATGGATTCTTTATGTTTGATGGTAGTCGTTCTGTTCCAATCGGTTCAGAAAAAGTTGACCAATGGTTTTATGATAATTTTAACACAGCTTTTCCTGAAAGAATGACAGCAGCAGTTGACCCTAACAATCAAGTAGTATGTTGGTCTTTTGTGTCAAACGACAGTAACGATGGTGAGCCTGACAAGATATTGGTTTACAATTATGCTGTTGGCAAATGGTCTTTAATAGAATTATCACACGAGTCGTTAGGTACTGTGATGATACCCGGATATAGTTTAGAGCAATTAGATAATATTAATTCTAGCATTGATGCTATGACGACATCATTTGATAGCCCTTTATATAAAGGCGAGTCGTTTGTGTTAGGTGGTTCTAAAGACCAAAAGATACAATCATTTACAGGCGATATACTTGATGCAACGATTATATCAAAAGAATTTGAGATAGCACCAATGAGATCTTCTGTAATTAATTCGATTACACCTTATGTAACAGCGAAGAATCCTGCTGTGCAACCAACCTTGTCAGTAAGTGTTGGTAGCCGTAGCAGACAAATAGATGATGTAAGTTTTACGAGTGCAGGAGCAATTACATCGGATAACTTATGTAACGTGCGTTCTAGTGGTCGCTATCATCGAGTTAAAGTTGAAACTACAGGTGATTTTCGCTATGCTTTAGGTATAGACGTTGATGCGAAACCACTAGGAAGACGTTAATGGCAGATTTTAACTATCGTAAATTACCTGCAGAGGGTGGAAGACCAAGAGATGTTGCAAGTGCTGTAAACTTGCTTATTGATGGTAAACATAATGCTAAAGGTACTTTTACACTAACACCTCATACTACAACGACAACTGTTGAGGACTATCGTGTAGGTGAGGATAGTGTTATATCTTGGACACCCATAACATTAAATGCTGCGACAGAAATGAATCATATGTATGTATCATCAAGAGGTAAACATACATTTACATTAGTGCATCAAAACAAAGCAGCAACAGATTCGACATTTGTTTATACAGTAACGAGTTAAAAAGAGGAGCAAGGGAAATGCAATTTATACCAATACCAAAAGACCATATTGATAGTATGTGGGAACACGTTGAGCCAATCGTCAGACGAGCAGTTGGCTTAACCCCTGATAGAATTGATACTGATGATCTGTATGTAAATGCAAAAGCAGGTGCATATCTGATTTGGTTGGTTACAGAAGAACGAGATGATATACAATATATACAAGCTGTCTTAACAACAAGGATATCGCAATATCCTAAGACTAATGCTTTAAGCATTGATTTTGTGGCAGGTACGCGCATGAAAGAATGGCTACCCATCGTAATGCCTGTGTTAGAAGATTTAGGGAAAAGCAATAATTGCTCTCATATCGAGGGATATGGACGTAGAGCATGGAAAAAATATCTTAACGAGTATGGTTGGGAACAACGACACATACAATATGAAAAGAGGTTAGATAATGAGTAAAGGAAGTACAACAAGGACGACACAAACATCGACTCCTATTATTCCTGGATATTTACAGACTGCACAAGAGGGCGCTTTTGGTGCTGCTAGTGCGTTTGCTCCACAGGTATATGAGGGTGCACGATATGTTGAGCCAACATCTTTTGAACAACAGCAACTTGCTGCATTAGGTGCGTTTGGTGGTGGGCAAGGTATTATACCCGGAGTAGAACAAGCTGTCGGTGGTGTTCTAGCAGGTGGTGTTGGTGCTCCAACATTACTACAGCAAGAATATGAAAGAGATTTAAGTCCTGCGTACTTAGAACAAGTCATACAAGATCGTTTATCTGACGTAACGGGCGATATTACATCACAATATGCACAGGGTGGCAGATTAGGTTCTGCTGCATTTGGTACAGCACTTGGTCGTGGCATTGGTAGCTCGATTGCGCCATTACTTGCACAACAAGAAGTTGCAGAAGCAGAAAGACGTGCGCAGTTAGCAGGTCAGATTTCAGAAGCAGAACGACAAGCAGGTGCATTACAGCTAACTGCTGCAGGAGTTGCACCAACAGCACAAGACTTACAATTACAAAGACTACAAGCACTAGGCCAAGCAGGTGCGTTGGAAAGAGCAACAGGTATGCTTCCAATCGAAGCAGAACAAGCACGAATTGCCGAAGAAAATGCTGCAGCTCAAGCACGACTCAATGCAATGCTCTCAGCAGCAGGTGTGAGTATTCCTGTGGGAACAAGTGTAACAGCTACCGAGCCAAGACCTGGCATTGGTACATCATTATTAGGTGTCGGTTCTATATTGAGTGGTATCGGTGGATTAGGAACACCTGGTTACATTGGTGGTCTATTAGGTAAAATACCAGGTATTAATTAGGATAAGGAATTTATTATTATGATGGGCAATGACAGAGGGTCTCTTTTAAGTGGGTATGAAGAAGAACAGCTAAGAAGACAACAAAACTTACTTGAGCAGAATCAAGGATTACTTGGCGACTTCGCTCTTTATGGAGATTTATTGAGACCAACACCTACACAAATAAGAAGACGAGAACAAGATAGACTATCACCTTTTCCGAGTTTGATGAGTCCTGAAAGAGTTCCTAACCAAGAAGAAATGTTAAACGAAGCGCTTATGGCTCAAGGTATGCCAACAATAAGTGGCGCTGCATCTCCTTATGTTACACCTACTGTATCTGTTTCAGATTTAGGGCCGGGATATGGGCAAGATAAACCACCATACGAAAAATCAATAAGTGGTATGGCACAAGACACAGGTGTTACAGACACAGGTGTCGTATCACCTGAACAGTTTGTTCAAGATGCTACACAGTATGGAGAGCCTGCTACAGCATTTCCTGTCCCTGAAAGAGCTAAGGAAGAAAAAGAGGCGACTAAGTCACGTTTCGCAGGTTTATCAGATATATTTGATAACAGGGAAGCTCTTGGAAAGATTGCTCTTGGTATTTCATTATTAGAAGGGACTCCGATGTCCGAAGCATTTGAGTTATACGAAAACTTTGCAGGCGCAGGTAGTTCCTTAGATATAGAAGTGTATGACAAACAATTAGGAAAACTTGTTGCTTGGGGTGATGAAAACGATATGAGCATAAGAGAGTTAGCTCAGTCCGACCCTAATAGATTTGTTTTACAAGCATTTGGAACACAATCAAGTCTTGACCAAGACTCAAGAGAGGCAAGACTAGCTCGATTCTCAGAGTCTAATAATATGATACTGAAAGAAGTACATATACCTGCTATCAACGAAGCACAGACAAAAATAGCCAATGGTCAAAAATTACTAGCTGTTGTTAATGACCCTAATTTTAAAAGTGGTGTAACAGAATCTGCTACTTTAGGTATGCGTCAAGTTCTTGATCAATTGGGAATAAAGACAGACCCATCAGTCAGTCCTCAAATCCTATTCCAAACAATTATATCAGAATTGATACCTAATGTACGACCTGCAGGAGCAGGTGCTACTTCTGATTTTGAAATTAAATTATATGAAAAAGCATTACCATCTCTAAAAAACACACCAGAGCAGAATAGAGTAATAATAGAAGACTTCATCAAAGGCGCTAAAATTAATCAGGCAAGATCAAATTATGTCATTGAAATGTCAGCAGATACTCCTGATGTTTCTTCTGTAGAACACGCAAGAACATTTAGCACTTTAGTTAATAGAGCAGAAGAAGCGATAAAGAATAATCAAGTATCTGATTTATCGTCAGAGGAAAGAGGATTGTTAGGAGATATATATAATTTCGTAACAGAAGAAGAATTGCTCAATTATGATGATGAAAAACAGATACCTAGCAGTACAATTATTATAAGAGGTTAAGATGCCTACAGCATTAGAATTAAAAAGACAATATGGGTTAGTTACAGATGACATTCCTACTGAGGAAGCTGTGAAAGATATACCTGAATCTGCTCAAGAGCGCGTAACAGGTGGAAATCTTCTGATGGAAGCTATAGGGAACGTTCCATCTTCTGCCATTAAGTTTGGTAAAGATATGTTAGCTCCTATATTTAGTCCAATACAAACAGCTAAAGATATTACTGCTGTCGGTAGTAGTGTCGTTTCTTTATTAAAACCTGGTGAGCAAGGTAATGAAGAATTAGCAAGGCAAGTTGGTCAATTCTATGCAGATAGATATGGTGGTTTAGAAAATATAAAAAGAACATTTGCTGAAGACCCTGTTGGATTTTTTGCAGATGCAGGATTGGTATTGACAGGTGCAGGTGGTGCAGCAAGGGTTGCAGGTAAGGCAGGAACAGTTGCAGAAAAAGTATCAACAGCAGGAAGACTTATTGACCCCACGACTCTTGCATCGAAAGCTATAACAACACCTCTTGAAGCAGGTGGTAGGGTGGCAAGACAGATTGTTGGAACGGCAACAGGTGTTGGCACTCAACCATACAGACGTGCTTTTGAAGCAGGTTTACAAAGACCAATTATAGAGGCAGGGCAATCAGCAGAAGAAATAGCAAAAGCAACGAAAGAATCTCAAGAACTTAACAGAAACTTTACTCAAGCTATGAGAGGCGGAGTAGATGAAACTCAAATCGTATCTGAAGCTAAAGAGGGTTTGAATGTTCTAAAAGAAAATAGGAGAGATGCTTTTCAATTAGGAGAAGCTGAACAATTTCCTGTTTTAAAAGAAATAAAAGTTGATGCTAATACTAAGAAAAAAATTACATCATTAGTAAACGATTATATTCAAAAATCTAAAGGTGGTGGTCGTATTAGTGCCATTAGACCAAAAGGAGAAACAGAAAAAGTCTTAAAAGATATGCAAACTGTATTAAGACGAGCCAATCAAGCAGATGATGTTACAGATCTCTCAAAACTAGCACAACAATTAAACGAGGTGGGAGAGGGTATAGATTTCTCAAAAGGAACTCAAAGCGCTGCATTTTCTACTATAAAAAGACAACTCGAAGACGTTATTAGTGGTATTGAGGGAGTACCTGTAGGTTATAAAGATTATGTTAAAGTTTATGGCCAACAAACTGATGAGATTAATACTATACTTAGAGAGTTAGGGGTAGGAGAAAAAAGATCTACTCAAGCAGCATTTAACAAGATAAGTAGAGCGATCAGAAATCCTAGAAGTGCTTTAGGTAAGACATTACAGTTATTACCCGAAGAAACAGTACAACGATTAGATACTCTAGTAAGTGGATATCTATTAAGTGAGGCTTTACCACCAGGACTAACAAGAAGTTTAACTGCAGGTCTTGTTGGTGGTGGAGTGATCGGTGGTGGAATTGCTCCATTATCAGCATTACCTGCATTAGGGTTAGTTAGTCCTCGATTAACAGGCGAAGCAACACGAGCAATTGGACAAGCTCGTAGAGGGATAGGTGCTGTGACTCCAAGCAGGACAACAGCAGGCCTACTACGTCAAGTAGGCGCACAACAAGAAGAAATGGAACGACAAGGTTTACTATAGGAGAAAACAATGGTCAAAAACGCAATATCAGACTACAGTTCAACTGCTGCATCAAATACTGATGTCGGTGGTGTTAATATCGATGAGGGTATGTCCCCATCAGGTGTTAATAATGCAATACGAGAGTTGATGTCACATCTCGCAGACCTCAACGCAGGTACATCGTCACTCGGTACAATCAAGGTCGATAACCTACAGCTTGATGGCAATGCAATCACATCAACCGATACAAATGGCAATATTAGCCTAACCCCAAATGGTACAGGTAGTGTCGTTCTCGATGGAATAAACTACCCACAAGCAGATGGCACAGCAGATTACTTACTCAAAACAGATGGTGCAGGACAATTAAGTTTTGCTCAGGTCGATACTGCATCGATTGCTGCAGATGCCATAGATGGCACAAAGATAGCAGACGATTCTATCGACAGCGAACATTATGTTGATGGGAGTATCGACACAGCACACATTGCTGATAATGCAGTCGGTGCTACACAGTTAAATGTGTCAGGTGATGGAACTAGTGGACAAGTGTTATCAAGCGATGGCGATGGAACGTTCTCATGGGCAGATGCAGGTGGTGGATTAAGACTTGTTCAAAGCGATACTTTTGACTCAAGTGGCACATGGAACAAAAATGCAGATGCAAACTTGATTTTTTTACGGGCTGTAGGTGCAGGGGGTGGAATAGACCGAGTTGGGGGTGCTGCTGAAGCTGCAGGTGGAGGTGGTGGTGGAGGTGGCTCTATCATCATTGAATGTGGTGGCAATGATTTAGGGAACACTCAAACTGTTACGATTGGAGCAGGTGGTGTTGGAAATGATAGTGGAACTGACTTAGGTCAAGGTGGTACAGGTGGAACAACAACTTTTGGCAATCTATTTACACTCAATGGTGGTGTAGGTGGTATTAGGAGGGACAACAGTAATGCAGGAAATGGTGGAAATGACACAGGTACTGCCGCAGGTGGAACAGCATCAACCAATTTAAGTGTAGCAGGTAATGTTACTAGAGTTGCAACAGGCAATGGTGGAACAGGTGCAGGTGCTGCCGATTCTGTAGTAACCAATGCCAATGGAGGTAGTATAGCATCACAAGGTGTTTCAGGTCGTGGAGGGGGTGCGTATTATGATGATGGTACTACTTCAGCATCAGGTACGGTTGCTTCAGATGGATTTTTGATGTTTTCAAGTTACAATTTAACTAGGAGTGGAGCTACTGCATCAAGAAATTCTGGTATTTCCGGGCAAAATGGGTACGTACTAATACAACAATATGGAGATATATAATGAGAGTTCATGTCGTAGAAAATAATATCGTAACGAATATTATAGAAGTATCTTCAGATGCTAATTTATCGGATTTTAATGCTATGGAGTTAGGTGCATTTGCAGAGATGGGTGATACAGTAACAGATGGTATTTCTGTTCAAGCATCTGACAGAGAGTTAGCTTATAATATTGCACAGAAAAGATTGCAAAGAAACGACTTGCTATCTGAAACAGATTGGTGGGCATTGTCTGATAGAACAATGACACAAGCACAGATAGATTATCGTCAAGCACTTAGGGATTTACCTGCACAAGAGGGATTCCCTAATGTAGATTTTCCAACAAAACCATAACAAAAGAAAGGGAGTTCCTATGCAATCTTATATTGAAAACTTTGTAGGTGTTTATGAAGATGCCTTTAGTAAAGATTATTGTGATGATGTAATAAATCAATTTAATCTATTACAAGAGCAAGGGTTTACAAAAACAAGGCAAGAGTTGGGTGATGCTGAAAAAACAGTTAAAGATGATAGTGCTGTTTGGACAGGTAACTTTTACAATGCTGAATGTGATGTTAGTGGATTACATAATTTAATCGGCAGACAATTTAATGAAATCTATTGGGGAAAATGCTACCAACATTATGCAGATAATTTCTCTGTATTAAAACAATCCCCACAACACGCCATTTGGGGTAATAAAGTACAAAGGACAAATGTTGGGCAAGGTTATCATGTTTGGCATTATGAAGATGGTAGTCGTGAGTGTTGCCAAAGATTGCTAACACACATCGTATATCTTAATGATGTGCAAGAGGGTGGTGAAACAGAATTGTTATACTATCAAAAACGATTTGCACCGAAAGCAGGAACAGTTTTGATATTTCCTGCAGGATATACACATACACATAGAGGAAACCCACCATTATCAAATGATAAATACATCATTACAGGGTGGACTGAATTTTAATTAATTGGAGTAAAAAATGAAAACAAATCAAATGAGTGAAACCGATATTGATGGACTACACGCAATCGTTTGGAACTACGACCCCTTACATGTAATAAACTAGGAAAACAAAATGGCAGATAATACAGAAATAACCCTTGCTGTCCTAAGTGAGAAAATTGACCGAATACACGAATGTGTAGCAAAGAACAGCGAAGATATAACAGACCTAAAAATCAGAATGTCTTATGGCAATGGTAGTGTCAAAGCTGTGCTATGGATTGGTGGGGTTATTGCTGCTGTCGTTGGTCTAATGAGAATATTCGGTAATTAAATGATACCTTTTCTTTCAATACTTTCTAATCCCATAACGAAGATTGTCGCTGATAAAGTTATCGGTGGAGTCAAGCACTCGATGGAGAAGAAAGCGATACAGAGAAATGCTGAAATCGAGGCAGCTCGGTCAATCGACTATGCAAAGATTGAGGCACAAAAAGCAATAGATAAAGCAGACGCAGAGGTAAGAAAAGCACAAGCAAATGGTATGAATAACTCGCTTAAAGATGAATATCTTACTGTGGTTTTTACCTCAATATTGGTTGCTCATTTTGTAGAACCACTACAACCACACATGACAAAAGGGTGGGATTTACTAGGTAATGCACCAACAGAATTTTGGTACATTATCTTGACCATCGTAGCAGGGAGTTTTGGAGTTAACACCTTGTCTAAATGGAAAAAATAATGAAATACACAAAGTTTGATAAAACTGTCAGTTGGATTATATGGGCAGCATTTATTGCACTTATCGTACTCTCAGTAATGAAAGATGCAGACGCAAACACACAGAATAACGAGTCAGGGTCGAATACTTTGATATCAGGTGGTATGACGACCACTACAAACAACGACTATTCAGGTGCTGCGAGTGTCGATAATTCACAGACCTCAAACAGTACATCAAATATCAGATCAGCTCCAGGAACAGCTTCAGCACCGGGATTATCTAATGGAATCGATACTTGCTCTTTATCTATATCAGCAGGTGTACAGACATTCAACTTTGGTATATCAGGTGGTGGAACATACACAGATGAGAACTGCCAACGTATTAAGAATAGCCGTCATTTAAACGATTTAGGCATGAAAGTGGCAGCGATTAGTCTGCATTGTCAAAGTAAAGACGTATGGGTCGCTATGCACTCGGCAGGAACTTACTGCCCTGTTAACGTGGACGGGAAGTCTTTAATTGGTGAAGATGCTTTAGCCATATATACGAAATATCCTAAATTAAGACCTGACTACGATGAATGGGTAGCTCAACAAAAGATTATCCAGGAATACAAAGACAATGAGGAACAGTTTAGTACAGGACGATGAATTTTATATTAATGCTGTATATATGCAGCATAGCAAATAACACTTGCGCACCACCATTACAGAATGAACAGATATTTAATGATTGGTATAGCTGTATGACTACAGGCCATGCAGATGCGTTAGATGTCTATACAAATATCAATTTAGAACGTGTTAACGATGAGCAATTAGCAATCGGTTTTGAGTGTGTAGAGTTAAAGAGCGATACAACATGAGGATTATTTTAATATGTATTCTTTCTATTATTACCTTTTTGTCGGTAATGGCAAATGTG